CACCATAGTAGCATTAATGACTGCATCACCAAATAATCTTCTATATGTTACATCACCAAGACCTGGGACATTTCTATCAGCTAGTTCTTGAATTTTAGTAGCACCTTGTGGGTGTTTAGCTATAGCTTCAATTGTGCTCTTAGCTACCTTCATGGCATCCTCAGGCATCCTACCTGCAACACCACTCTGCATAAGCATAGTGAGTCCACTATAGAGATCGTCAACGCTACCATCCAACAGTTCATTAATCTGTGATTCAGCAGCTATCTGTCCCTGTTGCTTCCTGAAGTCATCCTTGACTGTCTCAGATGTCTTCCACACGTACTCTCGTGTCTTATTGGCATCTACCCAGAACCCATTGAGAAACGCCCCAGAACTCCCAAGGGAACCATGAGCTTCTCCAAGGTCAGCAGCTACTTTCCTCTGGTGGTCAATGAAGACCTGATCAATCTCTTCAGGGGACATATCAATAAACTCATCAGTCTTGAGTCTATCGTTAAATTCCATCATACCAATATTAAAGGCATTCCTACCTTGGATAGTAGCAAGGGATGCCATAGCGAATGGATCATACTGGAAGGGTACTTTATTCTCCTTCATCTCATTAGCTACTTCTTGGAATGATTTACCGTTAGCCCACTCCTGGGCATTCTTATCGGCTATCTTCTTAATATTATCATAGGCGTCATTAGCACCCTCCATGACATCCAGAAGTGAACCAGCAAGGTTAAACCTCTCAGGTTCAAACTTAGGGGCCACAACCTGAGTCATAGCCCCTTTGGATTCTTGAAGTTGCTGCATAGCCCCGGAGAACTGCCTCCACTGACCAACAGCGGCACTAGCAGTTGTATTACTAAACTTACCACCTCCAATAGCCATACATCATCACCTCTTATTTATTTACAGTACATATTATCGTTACAGCCCAGAAACACGTCCACCTCCCATATTAAAACCACCACCCGTTCCGGTAGCGGTTCCTTGGGCACCACCAACATTGAAACTTCCTGCACCACCTCCACCAAACATACTACCAAATGAGTAACCAGCAGCAGCACCTTGGAGAGAACTTGTTAAGATAGAAAAGAAAGCTTCCTCATCAGACACAATAGTATTATCATAAGTCTGTTTAGCCTGTGCTATTTTAGACTGAGCAGATAACCTATCAGCTTCCATCTGTCTCATATAATTAGCTGTTACAATAGAAGAGTTTTCCTTAATAGAGGATTCTGTTCTAAGGTCATGCGCTTCAACAGACTGTGTAATCTTTTCTGTTGATCTACCTTCAGTACCTGTCTCAGCTATAGCAGCTTTAATAGTGGATTGATTCTGTCTAGAGTTATAAGTAAGGTTCTCAAGAGTACGGCGTGCCTCATCAAAATTACTATTGATAGCAGTCATATTCCTGAGAACACCATAATTATAGTTAATACTAATAGACTTAATAGCTGCCTTATAGTTCTGTAAAGCAGCCTTATTAGTGGCACCTGCGGCACCTCCAGCTTGGAATGCACCTAGTAGACCACCAGCACCAGCCATTATAATAGGAAACATAGGTTACATCCTCCTCGCCCTAGTTGTATATAGTCCTTCCCAACCACCACCAGTGATACCAAAGGGTGTAGGAGAGTCAGATTCAATTACAATCTGTGTCTTAGTGTTATGCCCATGAATAGGTATCCTGAACTGTTCATTACCAATAGCTGTGCTTCCAAGTTCTGTACTCTCTGTTCCAAGAATTCTAGGAGTGAATCTATAGTAGAATACCATACTATTATCATTAATCTTTCCATCAGGGTACACATAGACAGAGAAAGGTCCACAGTCAGTAGTATCTAACCAGAGATACCTAAGCATCAGAACACCTTCAGTATAAGGTATAATACTACCATTCTGATTAGTGGACTTAAGGTACAACTTAGAGAGTTCAGCAGTAAATGTAAGTGTTCTCCCAATGACTACAGCACGATCACTAAAGTTATCATAGAGATAGAATGAACCACCATCAATAGCATCTCTAGATTCTTCTAAGATAGCTCTAAATAGACCATCAGATGTAATCACATCGTAAGTTCCATCACCCCAGATACGGGTACTATCATAGCCATAAATATCAGCTAACCTAAAGAATGTCTTGTTAGTAGCTGCATCATAGTTACCACTAGGAACTGTATACTCTACTTTACGATCAATAAAATACCTAGTCTGTTCAACATCAGGGAAGTCAACTGTGTTACCAACAAGTCTAAGGTAATGAAGTTCAACACCTTCAGGGGTAGTAACTAACATCATTAACCTATCATCAACGAACTCTGCAAGGTGTATCAGCCAGTCCTCAGGGAATACCCATTCTGACCATGACTGTTGGACAAACTGATTGTTCATCTCTTTGAACTTAAATACGAATACTTTATTACGAGCACTCTTAGTGAGCATAGAGATGATATCTTCAGTCACACTACCAGACATCCTAAAGAGTCCATTAGGTAAGTAATTAGGTACATGAGCTGTTACATCATCTGCTCGCTTAAGTTCAGGTGACTCAATGACAGAGGCATATTTATACACACTAGAATAAATAGCGCGCTTGGATACAAAATAGATGCCGTTACCAATAGAAACAGGAGCACATGATTTATCGTAAGCATTAGCTGAAACATAATCTACCCTATTATTCTTTGCACTTAATACACCTTCACCTCTAAGGATAAACTGAGCTTCCTTAGCGAACACAAGTAGGTCTGTCTCCATAGGGACAGCATCAAGTAGAATATTAACTGAAGCATTCTTCTTAACATCAGCCGATACTGCAACATCAATGGGGTCTTCATCAATGATACCTGTAGCTGAATCGAACCAGAACTGGAAGAACTCACTAGACTTAGACAAGATAATATTCTCATCAGAGAGGAATCCTAATCTATTCCTAAAGAAGAATATATCATTAATAGTTCTGTCCACAAAGGAAGGCTTAGAGTTAGTGTTATCATCACCTGTCAATCTCTCATACCACTCTACAGGCTGAAGAGTAAATGTTCCATCAGCTTCTCTAACAAGAGACTGAGGCATGGTGTTAGGGTCTATCTCAACCTCTATATCAGGAGCAGCCACTTCAATCCAGTTAGTCTTATCAGCTTTGTACTCTAACCAGAAGTCATCAGTAGTCTCTGTGTTATACCCTTTGACTCTAATTCTTAAGTTAGGAGCACACACAGGAGGGAGATCATTAATTGACTTAACCTCACCCATGAAGCACTTCATATTGTTATTACCAAAACCATCACCACATGTGATAATATCAGTGCTAGAGAATGGGGTCCCATTATAACCAGTAAGAAGAATCCAATCCTGTCCAGCTTCATAATCATACAAAGCTGTACTCAAGTCAGAGGCTAACTGTGCTATAACATTAGTAGTAGTAGCACTCGTAGAATGTGATGGATCGCTGCCATTAGGAACAGTATAACTAGCGATAGCAGAGCCATTAAGGAGTATTTCATGTTTCTTTCCGTATGCTGTGTTCTTACAATAAATAAGTGCTTGAGTAGGTAAAGCTAGTGTCTTCTTAGTGGTCATACTAACTTCTTTCTCCTTATTGAGAATGAAAGTATAATCAGCAATAGTGACAGCCTTAATAGATTCTTCAGGGGCGCCAGTAAGACCACTAAAGTAAGCAGCAGATTCTGGTGTAATAGTTACATCATATTCAGTACCTTCAAGGTCAAATACCCTGACCATCTTAGGAGGCGGTGGGGTTTCATTAGGGTCATCATTGTATACAACACCTGTTACAATAAGCTTAATAGCTCCATGTCCACCTTTCTTACCAAGATACTTAGGGCTGATAGGTTTATCACCACCTTCACCAACAGTTACATAAACAGTTCTAGCACCTCTCTGGAGAGTAACTTTAGACTTAACATAACCACCAGTACCACCACCACCATGTCTCTGTTTGTAAGATGTATAGGTACCACCACCATATCCCTTAGATGTACCCCAAATGGTATTAATATATCTAGTAGGTGCTGTATAATAAGACTCATCCTTGTAGTATCCAGGGAGACCTCCAGGGATACCTCCTAGAGCCTGAACAGCATTTCTACCACCTTGCCCACCACCAACAGAAACAATTCTTTCGTTACCTATATTAAGAACAGAAGCAGTACCTGATTCTCCAGGGGTTTGCTCATCATATCGTACTGTATCTGTAAATGGCACAGTATATTTATGTTGACATAAACCGCCTTCACCACCTCCACCAAGAACCCAATACTCAAAAGTCTGTGCCCATTCTGGAAGCTCTACCTCATAGGTTCCTGGGGTAGTCCACTCATAGGTAAGAGACATAGGTGTACCTTCTTGATCAGTAGGGTCAGGTAACACATAGTCACTAGGTGGAGTAAGAACCATGATATACTTTTCATTCTCATCTCTATTAATAACATGTATCTTACTTGTGTCTAAGTTAGGGATAGACATCTTCTTTAGGAATACACTAGGAGGTCTCTTAAGTAACCCTAAGACTTCATCAGAGAACCCATTAACCTGTCTTTCAAGCTGGTCAGGAAACCTGAGCTGTGAAGGCTGTTGTGATATACCTCCTTTGAAAGAAGGAAGGGCTTGGGAAATCAAACCCATAGTTACACCTCCATATATTATCTGGACTGATTACCAGACACAGTTTCATTATTGTCGTACAAGTTATACTGACCCATTTCAATTTCAAGTTTGTTAAACTTAATGAGAGCTTCTTGTTCTCTCTGTGCTAGCACCTGATCCATCTCAGGTGAAGTCAGTTTTACATTCTGAAAGTTTCTAGCTGTAACCGCTGTAATATAATTACGAACAGGTTCAGGAAGGTCTTCAAAGGGATACTCACGGACCAATTCAGTCAATACAATAGATGAATTAAAAAGATCAGTGTTATTATCAAGATCAAAGAAATAACCACCTCTATTGATATATCTACCACTAGCAATAACCCTAAGGATATCTTTAGTGTATACAATCTTTTTAGAGGTATCAGGAGTAAGTGTTACATTCTCCTGAAGATTCCATGCCCAACCCTGAGCCTGAATATCTCTGGATACTTTACTAAGCATACGAAGGGCATCAATAGCGTCAACATTAGTAAGTTCAGTAAGGGAGTTAATAGGAGGACTCCCTACGGAACTAATGATAGTATTAACAGCATCCAACGTAGGATCATTAGAATAAATATAATCAGCCATATTAGTAAGGTTCCTCCTAATTATTAGCTAAAAAAGGGGAGCCAGAGGATAACCTCTAACTCCCCAAGGGTATACAGTAATAAGACTAGGAAATAGCCAGTTCAGTGAACAGCACAACAGACTCAGGACGGAGACCGTCATGGCCCATAGCGTACTTACCGATGATCTGATCAGCCTGATATTCAGCACGACGAGCCTGTTCCATAGCCAGATCACGCAGCTTAACAGTACCAACAGCCGAACGATGCATAGCAATACCAGTGATCTTAGCGGTCACCAGAGAAGCATCAAAGGTGTGCTTACCATCAGCACCACCATCCAGCAGATGAGGAACTTCAATGACCTCAAAGCCAGCCACGTTCTTAATGTTACCAGTCTCCATATCAATCAGAGCAGGGTAGTTAGCAACATTAGGGAGCAGAGCAAGCAGGATAGCCGTGTACACTTCAGGAGTACAGAAGAAGTAACGCTCAGAAGCAGGTACATAGTTAGTGGTCATCTTAGCACGGGCAGTCATCAGACCTTCAATGATCGTCTGACCAAAGGCAGCGGTCTGAGCGGCAACACCAGTGACAATCTCACCAGCAACACCAGTACCCTTCGGCTTAGAAGCACCATCAGGGATATTAGCAGTATCCAGCACGATATTAGCGGCCTCAGCGAGAACAGCACCATCAGCAGCAAGAGCAAGAGCCTCACCCATCTGACGGCTATACTCAGTACGCACATCGTAGTGGTTCATAGCCTCTTCAATATCAGTAATAAACACATCCGAAGTCAGGAGACCATCAATAGCAATGATCCGCTCATTGTGTTCAATCTTAGTACGCTGATCATCAAGGTTGTTACCAGGGGTCAGGTACTTAGCAACCGCACGACCCATAATAGGGAAACTAGCGGACTTACCATTAGTAATGGTGCGGACCTGATGTTTGTCCATCACCTTAGTCATACGGGTGAAGGCACCAAGCACCTCACCAGCGAACACTTTCAGAAAGATAGCCCAACGATCACCACTAGACAGTACCTGACCGGGGGAAGCAATAACAGACTGAGCAGCCATATAATAAACTCCAATTAGTTAATGTTAGTTAAAATTTTCTCTTAGATATTCAATGTAATGTAACAATTTGGCAGTATCTGGTTTATCTAGGCAGATACCACCTTCCTCATTCACAGTTGCGCTTGGTAGATTCGGGTACGGAGGAATTGGTTTCCTTATTGTCGTTGTTAAACCTAGACATGAACTGAGAAGCAGGGTCATTATCAATAGCATCATACTCATCCTGAGCTTTCTCAGTTTCGTACTTCCTAAAGATACGCCTAGCGATCTCAAGTATGAGGTTAAGAAGTGTAAGGATAGCATTCATTATACCTCCCTTGACTAGAGCCAGTTGGTTTTCATGAGCTTCTGCTCAACTTCCTTAGTGTAGGCTCTATCTCTACCATAGCGTCTATCTGAGGTTGCCTTAGACAACTCAGCCTTAGTTTTGTATCCTTCAACAGTTGTGGCTGTTCTAGGTGCTCCAGGCAATCTAGGACTACCAGTACCAAAAGAAGAACCCATACGGGCAATAAACGAATCCATGTACAACTTAGCTGTAGCCAAGTCATTACGATCAAGAGCAGCATCATATGCTACCTGTTCGTTCTTAGGTACGTTCTGGAATGCCCATCCCATAACCTGCTTATAGTTCTCTTCACTACCAGCAAGATTATGGATAGCTGTTTCAAAGTTACGTTCTACAATCTCAGCAGCTTTGATGTATCCATCAATCACTGTCTTACTATAACCAGCTTCACTAAGCTTGGTATAGGTAGCCTCCGAGAGAGAACCATTATCCTCAAGTTCCTTAATAGCAGCCTCAAAGTCGATACCTTTCTCTTTAAGATTGGTACCAAGCTCATTTACTGCATCTTTAAGTTCCTGTCGTTCTACTTCTGGTGCTTTCTCTCCGTCACCATCTGTAGCTTCCTTACCATCCGCTTGTGAAGAATCGTCTGTATTATTGTTAGAGCCATCGGTATCAGGCTTAACATCCTTATCAGACTCTGCACCAGTTTCACCTTCCTCATCTTCTCCTTTAATAGTAACGTGGGTACCACCGGAGGATACCTCCACGTCAATATTATTGAGGTCATCCAGATTTCCAGTGATAGCACCGGGGCCATACAATTCTTCAGCAGCACTAGTTCCAACTTGTTTATCTGCCATATAATATTACCTACTAATGTTCATATGCATACATCTATACTACATAGGAGCACCAGCTTGCATAGCACCAGCTTGCTGTCCCATCTGGGTAGCAGCAGCTTCAGTACCAGCCATAGCTCCTTGTGCAGCAATAGCTTGCTGTTGTTCTTGAGCAATCTGCTCATCTGTCTTAACAAGTCCTCTTGCGTCAATACCGAGGGACATAGCTACACGCATCACAAGGTCATCAAGGTTAAGCTTACTGTAAAGAGCTTCACCCATACCCTGAATAATCTCAAGGAAGGTCATAAGTTTAGTAAGATCATGACCACGACCAAGAGCATCAAGACCAGTGACAATAACAGGTTCAATAGCTCCTTCCTTAACTGCGGGAAGGAGGTTACGAGACTGCATCTCTTTGAAGACACGTCGTACCATAGGAAGCTGAAACTCCTGAGCAAGGATGGAATATACACCACCCAAGGTATCCTCAAGTTCACCTGCTACGTACCTAATCTCTTCTGCCGTTACACGTTCACCGGACCTCTGCACCGCTGAGTTAAGAAGGAATACATATGAAATACGATCCTTAATATCGTCAGCAGCTAGTTTAGCAACTTGGAGGTCTTGAGACTTTTGAAGCTGTGCTGTTACAATATCCCCTTCTCTACCCTGGATAAAGGAACCATTACGTGCTTTCTCATACTGTCTAACAGAAGTAAGACTTCCAGGCTGTACCATGAAGAACACCCTAGCTGCGGCCTGAGCAAGATCAACAATGGACTTAGACAGGTTTTCATAAGATTGAAGGTCACCAATGTATTCCTCAACGAATCCACGCCCATAATGCTCTCCGTCCCTCTTAGTGAACCTAAGCCACATCCAAGGGGAAGCATCAACAGGGAAGTTAGATTCTGTTCCAGCAACAACTTCACCATCAATCTCTACATAAGAAAGGTATTCCTTTTCTCTTCGATAGATATGAGTATAGACTTCAACTTCTTCTTTATATTGTTCACTATCAGAACCCTCTACCTTAAGATTAGCAGAGTATTCTTCAGGAAGAGAAGCCCTGGAATACTTATCAAGAGTAACACTCTCAATAACATTACCAAGGTCATCTCTCAGAACAACGTAGTTCCTTAAAGTATAAAGCTTCATTCCACCAACTTTAGGTGGCATAAATAAACATGCGTTACCAGCTACTAACAGTTGTTTCATAGCTTCAAAGCATGTAGGTCTAAACATGTTGGTTTCCATGTAGTTCATCATGGAAGTTTCCATAGCAGCTAGACCATATTCAATCTGTGTCTTTACGGTTTCATCAGTAGCTGAATCAAGCTTTTGCTGAGTTTCAGCATCCACGGATAAACGATAAAAAGGTTGATTAGCCGGAAGGATTGCTAGGATAAGCTTAGAGGCAAGGTTATTCAAACCTCTAGCACCAATAGACTGATAAGGGGTATCATAACTAGTAGACCCATCATCAGACTCTTTTGGAAAGAGCATAGGGATTGTAAGGACAGCAGCTTCTTCAGCCCTTGTGGTATAATTATCTCTATCCTGTTTAAGCTTATCGTAGGTAACTTTAGCACCTTCCAACGGCTTGTCTTTAGCCTTCTGTGCCATTATTTGTTATCCTCCAATAAATGATAAATAAAAGATGGTACCTCTAGGAATCCTACTTTATGGTAAGAGTTTCTTATGGGAGTACCATCCAAGATAGCAGTGGATGTTTCAACCACAGTTACTACCTTACAATCAACAAGAGTCTTTAAGAACTTGGCAGCTACCCTACCCACACCAGTACCCTCTTTAACAGCCATAACAGCCAACTCAGAGGCACACAAAGCTTCAGTAGACCACCAAGGATATCCTATAGTATACAACATGAAACCATTAATCTCATGTGTTTCTATATCTCTAAAACTAACTAAATGAATAGTAGACTCGTTAACATTCCTTGGTAAAATAAAGTCCTCATAGGTAGAGGCACCAAGGATAAACAGTGACTCAATCTTGTGGTAGTCACCAAGGTTCTTAAAGAAACTCTTATCAGTAAGTTCACGTCCCTTGTTGTAAAACAAAGTGGCTAACTCCCTAGCTTCACCTTCATTAACAAATGAATGAATAAGCTTAGGTAATGTTTGCACCACTAGAGGCACCTGCCTGTTTACTGATTTTAAGGGACGATTTACCCTTCTTCTTCTTACCTGCCAATGCTCCCTCAGTATAGCCCAATTCAGGGCTAGTAGGTTCTTTCTTAACCTCCTGAATAGGGGCAGCAGGGATTTTAGGCTCAGGCATCTCAGGGGCCGAATCGAACCCAAAAAGACTACCAATAGCCTTAACTACGCCTCCCATAGTCAATCCTCCATAGTACCGATGTTAATATTGTTTATAGCGTCTAAAACAAGTT